ATCAATAAAATATATAATAGAATAATCTGAATTTCTATACTTAATCTTAGATTTATATGCAATTTTTAAAAACTTACATATTTGTCGTATTATAGTAACAAAATTTTTATATGTTTTCTCTCTATCGATGTAAAAACTCTTTGATTTATGATAATATGGTTTAATCGTTTTATAAAATGTTTCTAACGCATCTTCTTCATATTTAGCTTTTTTAAAGGATATGTGATTGAATTCATAGTAATTTTCATATTGTTTATCGGTTGATTTTTCACAGCACGAATTCAAGAAATCAAACAACACATTTTGTGAAAAAACATTCTTAAATACTTGACTCATAAGATATTATATTTACATATTAAATTATTATACTTTTAACTACTATCTTTAAATATATCAATCGCATTTTTAGTAAACATAATCAATTCAATACTATGTTCGTGTATTGTATGAAAAATAGAGATATATTTACAAATTAACTTAATTAATTTATATTTATTGTCGTGTGATAGTTCTGAGTTGTATTTTATATATGTAAAATAATTATCAAATATATCCAATACTGAATATCCCCTTTCATAAAGAGAATTTATAACTTGTATGGAATTAGTCATTTCTAAATTAATTAAATAATCCGTATATCTATCAAAATCATCAAAACTAATATTATTGCATATCAATCTTACATTATTAACATCTATTTTCTTGTTATACAGTTTAAACTTTTCAATATAACTAAGAAGTTTTCGAATCGAATAGTCGCATATATTTAATAATACCTTTTCTGCGGCGGGAGTAATCTTTATATTTTCATGATGTTTAACATGCTTTAATATAGATTTTAAATCATCAAACCGAATATCTTTTAATTTAAGAATCGTAAGTCGCGATTGTATACTATCAATCACCTTTTGTTTGTAACTACAAGACGCAATAAAAAACACATTATCACTATACTTATCGATGTAATTTCTGAAAACTTGTTGACTTTGTTCATTGATTGTATCTAAATTGTCTAGAATCACGAATTTTTTCTTATTTTTAACCGAGCTTTTAATTTGGCAAAAGTTTTTTACATCGGTTCGATAATATTGTATGCCTTGATCTTGAAGATTGTTAATGTAAAGTAAATTTTCAGTGGGTATTTTATTTAGTTGGTAATACTCTTTTATGATTGCTTCAATATTTGTTGATTTACCGGAGCATGGGCTACCTATTAGTAAAATGTTTAATTTGCCCAATTGTATAAATGTTTTAAACAACTCTGTGTATTCTTTATGAATAATATAATCATCAAATGTAAATGGTTGATATTTCTTTAAAATCAATGTGGAATTGTCTTTAAACATGCTATAAACTATTTGTAAAAATGTGTTTAATAATTAAAAATTAATAAAAGTATATTTGTGTTTAATTGGTAATAAAACTATGTTGTATAATAATAATAAATGAGTTACTATGAATGTTTAGGTATATCCAATAACGCATCTTCTGATGAAATAAAAAAAGCATATCGTAAAAAATCGCTTTTATTTCACCCCGATAAACCAAATGGTAACGCTGAGCAATTTAAAAAAATAAATGAAGCGTATCAAACATTAGGTGATACTCAAAAAAGGCAGATTTATGATGCACAGCAGAATGGCGGTATGAATATGAATGGAAATTTTAATCCCGGTGATATGAACGATATTATGTCGATGTTTTTTAAAAATAATTTTCCCGCGGGACATCCATTTCACCCTCCGCCCAATCATCCATCGCAACAACCATCTCATGTAAATAATCAATCAAATACACGATTTAAGGTATTTTATAACGGAAGTCCAATTTACCAACGACCAGCTGTAATCACTGAAAAAGTTACCATTACATTGGAACAATCATATACAGGAGGAATTATTCCTTTAGAAATAAACAGAAACATTTTAAATAACAATGTTAAAACAAATGAGCGCGAAAACATTTATGTAAAATATCCTAGAGGTATTGATAACAATGAAATGATTGTATTGAAAAACAAAGGAAACCAAGTAAATGGTATATCTGGTGACATTAAAATCATTTTTACTATAAAAAATGAAACAATATTTATTAGACAAGGTGTTGACTTGATATATAATAAAACAATTTCGTTAAAAGAAGCACTCACCGGTATTGAAATGAATATTCAGCATATAAATGGTAAAAAATACAAGGTAGATACTAAAACAAACTTTTGTGTTATTAATAATGATTCAAATACAAGTCTTCCTAATTTAGGTATGACTCGTGAAAATCATACGGGTAAATTAATCATAAATTTTAGCGTGAAATTTCCCGAAACAATAGAGCTAGAAGTAAGAGACAAATTACGGGAATTGTTATAATTTACGGTTTAAAAATTATTATAATTTAATCTATAAAAATCATAATAATTAGCATATCATATTTACTTTACGCGTTTGGTAGGGATATCAGCAGATACAACATAAATAGAATTTTCAGTCATAATAATGTATTCTTCTTCTACTTTGTAAATCTTTGAAATTGGACTGGTGTATTCTTCTTCATTTTTAACAAGCAATTTTTCACCACTTTCGCGGATACCAATAAGAACTTCTTTATCACAGGAAGGTGTCCAGTAATCAAACATAATAGGACGATCTTCTACAATAGCGATTTTAGCACAATGTTGTAGAGTAACACCAGAAGGTAGTTTGTAACTACCAGAAGTAGTTGTTGTTTGAGAATTTGACTGTTCAGTTTCCATCGTTTATATTGTATTATATTTAAATCTTTAAGTTAATATTTATATAATAAAATATAATATATTTAATATGGAACTTACTAGCAAAGATATCATCTTAGATAAAAATAATTATATGTCAGTTAACATTGATAAAAGTGAAATAAAAAACATTTATACTGCTTTTATGTCGGTAATATTTGATTATTTGCACACATTTAAGAATAATATAATGAAAAAAAACGGGAAATATTCAATTAAGGTGATTAAAAAAGGGATATCGATGTTGAAAAATGTAATGAATGTGCTTTTTTTATATACAAGAAACACCGAATTAATATACAAGCATCTCAATAAATCGTTTTTGTATTATATTGAATTTATTGAACAAATTGGCGAAGAAGGAAATAGTTTTTTGCAATTATCGTCTAAAGATGCCATGTTATTTGTTTATAAGAAAACAATATTTGATATTAATATTGAATATAAAAAGAAAATGAAATATACTCCAGAAGAAGCGGCATTAATTGATAACATTTTGGAAAACTTAAATTTGTTTATATTTATAGCAGAGTATGCTTTATTTAACGAAATTACGGATTTCAAAGATGTAAATGTTGAATTTACTAGAAAGAAAATCATTAAACTAATTGAAAAATATACAAAAAAAAAGAACAGTGATTTAAAGGCGATGACAATGGATATATACAATTTTCTAATTGTTAATAATGTAAGTGTTCCTATCATATTTCAAACACTTGACTATTTTATCCAAAAATCAGATGGTATAAAGTATGAAAAATTAAATAAAAAACTTATGAAATATTCGATAAAAAACACATTTAACCGTGTAAAGTTTGTAAATGGTTTATTAGATTGATATGTTACTTTATACTATAATACATTATACTATAATACATTATACTATAATACATTATACTATAATACATTATACTATAATACATTATACTACAACAGCAGTATTGGTTTTCACCATAATTGTTTTCTTTTTTAATTTTTTTTTCTTTACTTTTTTTTCATTAATATCATTTTCAACCGCAATGTTTATTTCATCAAATTCTGTTAATAGTATGTTTTTCAAGAAGTTATATACACAAATTAATACAGATTCGTCACAATGTCCTACAATCAATATACTACCTGTTCTAAATATCATAAACGATACTTCGGTGCATCTAACTTCTTTTTTTTTAATATTTGATTTTTCCTTAAACCCGCATTTAGTAGGACAAGTGCATATCCCATTATTGTTGGAATTATAATAATATTTGCATTGTATTCCAGGATAAGAACACGCGTCATACAAACTATGTATGTTATATTTGTATTTCAATATGTTGAAAAGTTTGTCTCGATTGATAAAGTAGTTACACTTAAAATTGGAATTGATTAATACATTTTGTATATCATTTTTGTTGTAAGTAATTTCCCTTTCTGCTAGTATCGTCAAGTCTTTACACAGTTTTTCAAGTGCGTAGTGCATCGTCTCATCATTTTGGATCCCTGGTATTTCTATTTTTCCGGTGTTAAATATTTTCAAATGTATTTCTTTAAACGCATCTTTATACCATATTCTGTATATAATAGCAAAGCAATTGTAAAACGCGCTCTTCTTTTTTTTCCGATTGTTTAAAAGGTCTTTTTTAGATATTCCAATCGTGACCTTTCGTATATCTTTATACTTGCCTTCATTTTCATTGGTATTTTTATTAATTTCATGAACATTAATAGTTTCGTTATTCACAATTGTATTTTTAATTAATTGATCTAAACGATCGCTATCTTCTTTATTTTCACAGTTGATTTTAACCGTTTTTTTTATTATACCTTCCGATTGAATATGATAGTTTAAAATCGGTATTTTCCAGTATATTTTAAATATATCCAACGGACAGTTTAAATAACATATCTTTGTTTTTGTGGAAATGTATATATCACTGCATTCAGGAGTGATAGAACATACATTATCTACAGTAGACTCATTTGTAGTATTAACAACCGTAGAGTCATTGTATTCTGTAAAATTCATCCATTCTTGTTCTAAATCATCCATCTTTAAGCTTAATATTTTTATATTAAGCTCTTTAAATATTTTTTTATATCAATTTAAAATCAATATAAAAAATGATAGTATTTGCTTGTTTTGCTTGTATAGTTTGTATTGTTTGTATAAGTTGTATTGTGGCGTATATAGTTAGTTTAAGTTTTTGTAACAAGGTCGACATAAAGCCATATAAATATTCTCGTTTCCAACTACGATTTGTTGTTCAGCCTTAACTGTTCTATGTGTAAACAATGATTTTCTTTTTTTACAATGATGACATATTCCGTTTACTTTTACAACATCGTCTGCCAATGGTATGATGTCTAAAATAGAGCCGAATTTTTTGCGTTGGTAATCTCCGTCCAGTCCGCACACAAACACGATTTTATCTTGTCCTAGCATATCATTTACAAAATCATATAAATCTTCGAAAAACTGACCTTCATTGATAAACAACACTTTGTTTTCTATGATTTCGTCGTGTTTTAAATATAGTTTGTCCGTATTTATAGACGGAATTTTTATTTTATTATGCGTTGAAATTACTTTTTCACCATACCGGTCGTCGATAGAATGGTTAATCGCCACACATTTATATCCCATGCAGTTATACTTGTTAAATTCGTTAATGATATTTGTAGTTTTACCTGCAAACATTGGACCCAAAATCACCTTTAAATACCCGCCTTCAAAAACAGTTGCCATTTTTATAATTTATAATATGCTTTTTAAGTGGTTAAAACTTAATATTAATTTGATGTATGCACTTAATTGTTTAACTAATATCAATTTAAATGTAATTAAAGAAACATATATAATGAACCATTGTCCTTGGGTAGAAAAGTATAGACCCTCTACTCTTGAAAATATTGTATTAGATGATATGAATAAAACAATATTACAAAATATAATTATAAAAAATACATTTCCCAACCTATTATTTTATGGTCCTCCTGGAACCGGTAAAACAACGACCATTATTAATTTGATAGAAAAATACCAAGAAGTATACAATCAACAAGATACTTCTTTAAAGATACATTTAAATGCGTCGGACGAACGGGGTATAGAGGTGATACGCAATCAAATTAACAATTTTGTGAATACAAAAACATTTTTTACCAAAGGGTTGAAATTTGTAATTTTAGACGAAGTAGATTACATGACTAAAAACGCACAGCAAGCACTGCATTACTTGATACAACAATATTCAGATAACATCCGGTTTTGCTTAATATGTAATTATGTAAGTAAAATAGACTCTTCCCTTCAAAACGAGTTTATACATTTGCGATTTTCTCAACTTCCTGAAACGGATGTGTTTACATTTCTTAAAAACATCGTTGAAAAAGAGCAAATAAATATTTCAGATGATAATATCAAAGCAATAATCAGTATTTTTAAATCGGATATTAGAAGTATGATTAATTTTATACAAGGAAATCACGATGATACGGGTTTAAATGTAAATATAATGACTGAGGCTAAGTGGCGGATATTTATGTTAACCTTAAAAAAAACCACTAGAAAATCAAGGGTAAATTATATTAAAAAGATGTGTATAGAGCATAATATGGAGATAAAATCATTTATATTAGACTTTTTCTTATATGTCATAAAAACATCTCAAAGTGTGTGTGGTGCGAATGAGTTTGAAATATTGGAATTTATTTCACACAGCGATATTAAAGACCAGTATTTGCTAAACTACATGATATCGTTTGTAGACAAGCATTTATAATCCCCCGAATGATTTAATGACTGTTTGATTTAATGATTATTTGATTTAATAACTGTTTGATTTAATAACTGTTTGATTTAATGATTATTTGATTTAATAACTGTTTGATTTAATAACTGTTTGATTTAATGACTAATTAAAATAAGATTCGTAGCGTGTTTTTAATTTGCTGATAAACATGTTTGGAGAAGCATTGTTTTTATTTGGATTGAAACTATTTCGTTTAAGTGAATACTCCGCGCATATTTCCTTAAAATATGTTTCTTTTTTGCTTTCTCTATCTGACACTCTACATTTAGATGGTAAATATTTTTTGCTGTTCAGGGTGGTTTGCTTTTCAGAGAACATATTAAAATAACTATAGAAAAATAAATTACACTGTGGTTTAATATACCAATTAAATTACTTAATTATTTAAGTAAAATAACTTAAATATTCACTACCTAAATAATCATATATGTCAACTAACGGTGATATCATTATTAAAAAAAAGAGAGGGCGTAAACCGAAAAAAAAGGTTGAGCCAACGGAGGAAAAGATTCCAAAAAAGCGCGGTAGAAAGCCTCGTGGTGGAAAAATAGTGTCAAAAACAACGGATTTAACTAATGTTAAGCAAGACCTGGAGACAAATATTATTTTACATTTGAAATGCAACACAAAGCAATTAGATAAACAGGGGACTTCTTTATTGAATAATAAATACAACCCTAAAATTTCGCAACCGGACCCATTTTCATTAAAGGCCAATCAAAAATTAAACTCCTTAACATTTGAGAACATTGGTTCATTAGATAGTACACCCGCGTCGGTTAATTTTGAAAAAGAACAATTTAAAACACCTTCTTTAAAACCTACCTGTGGTAATTCTTGTAAAGAAAATCATGATACGGATGATGTAAATATTAAAGAAGTATGGAAAAAATTGTCTAATTTACAGTATCAATTACATTACAATTGTTTGCCCGACAAACGATCGTCTTGTTTTTGGTGCACATGTGAGTTTGATAATCCAACCATTTATATTCCTTCCAAAATAAACAAAGGAGTATATGATGTTTATGGGTGTTTTTGCAGTCCACAATGTGCGGTTGCTTTCTTAAGAAATGAACCCCTTGATCACTCTGTGTTATGGGAGAGATATTCAATGATCAACGATTTGTATGGCAAGATTTTTGGAATAAATATCAAACCGGCACCATCACCCTATTATACACTTACTAAGTATTATGGTAATCTAACCATCCAAGAATATAGAAAGTTGTTAAACAATGACAAACTATTGATGGTGGTGGATAAGCCGATGTCTAAAGTTCTTCCGGAGCTTCATGAAGACAACAATGAATTACCCAATGTCAATAATAATTTATTAAGTCATCAGATGCCTGCGTTACAAAATTCTAGTAACTATCGCCTAAAAAGCAACAATTTAAAGCATGAAAAGCGAAGTATATTTAGTTAATTAATATTTAATCTGCGCTTTTAAATATTAATTATTCAACTTCTTCTATTTTAATTTTAGGCGCGGTTTCAGCTGCTGTTTCTGTTTCAGCGTGTGCTTCTGCATTCTTTTTATTTTCTTCTTGTTTTTTTTGGTGCATTTCCCTTAATACATTAATATACTGATTGTATTTTTTTCTGTTTTCAAACTTAACATAAACATCATCCATGAATTGTCTTATCTCTCCCATCATTTGTTGATTTAATGTTTTGGGTTTGCTTTTTTGCGTAGGCTGATCAAAATTGGGGTTTAAGTATTCTTTAATTACATTGATATAATTGTTGTTCCATTTTTTCAATCGATCAATAGTTTCTTTTTCGGTATAATCAGTTTGCCTCATTACTAAATTAATAACTTCTTTTTCGCGAGTAGTTGAACTCATATATAGATATTTAATAATATATTAAATAATATTAAACGGAAAACAAATAAAATTAATATATGGCGAGTTCAAAAGATATATCTAAAATTGTAGATGATGTTGGTTATATAATTACAAATAAGTTAAAAGATGTGCTATTACCAATTGTAGAGAGTAGAACTTCTACGGAAACAGCAATTTTGAATATTCCATTTGTTCAAGATATAATGAATGAAAACAGAAAATTAAAAATACAAGTAGCTGAATTAGAAACAAAATTGGCAATTGTAAGAGAAAATTATAAAAGAGAGTTTTTATCTAAATTAAATGCTCAATATGATGCTACATTAAAACAACCATCGGATAATAATATTAATTTGGAAATAAAAGAAGTAAATATTCACAAAAAGGATTATGATGTTTCAGAAATAGAAAAAGAAATTATAGAATTAAACAAAGATGAAATGGACAGTATTGTGGCTTCAGATGATGGATTGGAGTATGAAAATTTAACAGACGATATGGAAAGTCAAAGTATACCTGATGATTGTTCTACCAGAACAGAAGCAGTATCAGAAAATGAGGAGAAGTTTAAAGAAATGCAACATTTTATTGAAAATGAACCATTGCTTTGTAAAAAGGCGGTTGAGAATTATAGATTATATTATAATATGAATGATTCACCCAGTGTGGAAACTGTATATAATTCATCTGCCGGATTAAAAGGATGGAGTGAAGCTACATTAAATTTAAGTAAAGAAAATCAAGAAACGGAAGACGAGCAAGAAGAAGTTGAAGAAGATGAGGTTGAAGAAGAAGAAGAAGTAGAAGATGCACACGAAGAAGAGGATGATGAACCGGAAGACGAAGAGGAAGAAGAGCAAGAAGAAAATGAGGAGGATGATGAACCGGAAGACGAAGAACAAGAAGTGGTGGAAGAAGAGCAAGGAGAAGAAGATGATGAAGAACAGGAAGAGGAAGTTGAAGAAGAGGAAGTTGAAGAAGAAGAAGAGGAAGTTGAAGAGGAAGTTGAAGAAGAAGAGGAAGAGGAAGTTGAAGAACAGGAAGACGAAGTGGAAGAGGCGGAAGAAGACGAAGTAGAAGAACAGGAAGACGAAGTGGAAGAGGCGGAAGAAGACGAAGTAGAAGAGGAATCTGAGGAAGATGAACTAGAAGTAGAAGAGATTATGATAAAGGGAAAACTATATTATACTAGTTCTAGCGTAGATGGCGATATTTATCGCGTGGGTGAAGACGGGGATGTTGAAGAAATAGTGGGTAAATTTAAGAAATCGAAGGCAATTTTCTTTTAGTAATATATAATATATAATGTTGCAGAATTTATGTACTCCTGCTTTAATTTATTTAATATTTTCAATAACTCAAATTACAATAGACATCTTCAAAAGAGATTTTAATGTTGCTTTGGTGAAGTTTTTTGTTGCATTTATTTTTACAATATTATTAAATTATTTATGCCAATCTGGTTTAGGAATAGTTTCATGGGTCATTGTTTTCATTCCCTTTATTTTGATGTCGGTTATTGTTACTTATATTTTAACATTTTTCGGAATAGATCCTAAAACAAAAAAAGTTAGAATACTTCAAGATGGGGAAGTATTAGTTAATAAAGATGAACAAAAAGAAAAAGAGGAATTAGATAAAACATCACCCGTTTTAACCGAAATTTCATCTTCTTACAACGAGGAAGATAATAAAATAGAAGTTTCGTTTAATAGCAACGAAGGTGGTAAAGTATGGTGTAAAGCAGTGCAATCTGGCTCGACAGCACCAACCGTATCAAGTATTCAAGATGGCATTACTTCACAAGAATTAGTTGAAGGCCCCAATATTTGTGAAATAAGCGATTATACTTCTGGTAAAAATCATGATATTTATTTGTATTCCGAAGATGTAAGTGGTAATAAAAATGACGATGATGATATACTAAAAACAAAAAATACCATATTTATACAAGATCCAGCAACACAACCAGAAGCACCACCAGCAACACAACCAGCCGCACAACCAGTAACACCACCAGCCGCACAACCAGTAACACCACCAGCCGCACAACCAGTAACACAATCACCAACACCAGCAGCAACACAACCAGATCCATTCTCTCTAATTAGCGAATCAATTGGTTTCATGAATACAAAATCCGGATTTAGTAATTATCATCAAAACAATTCCAAATTATATAAAAAAAGACAGCAGCATATAAATCAAATAAACAATATTTTGGTTAAATTAAACGAAAACGACACTAGTGCTTATTTTACATTACAAGCATCAACTTGCGCAAACAAACCAACAAATAAAGAATACGAACTTTGTATGAAGCGTGTTATACAAGAAACTTATTTAAAAATCAAAACCGATAAAAACAAGCATGAATTTTTAAGAATGCTTAAACATCAAAATATAAACATTAAAGGTTTAACAAGCCTTTTAATATAAGTTTTAAGTTATTAACTTTTTAAGTTTTTAAATATAACAATACAAGTAAATTAAATTTAATTAAAAGTAATTAAATTTAATATATAATAATAATACATAATATATGTTTTTTTACTTTACAATTGGTAGCAGTGTTTTATTATTTATTCATTACTTAACAGATAAAGAACAATTTAATCGAAACATTTTCAAGTTATATTTTTCCGGTATAAATAACTATCATTTATGTTGTATTAAAATGGAAGAAGTATTTGAACAATATAACAATTTAACAATTTCAAATCAACCACACAATGTTATTTCAACCCAAACAGAAAATGTAAATGAAAATATGATTTTATATTCATACTATCCATATAAAACAGAGCAAACTCTTTCATATTTCAATTATGCCCCCAACGTATCAATGATCGATGAAACCAAAAAGCCTATTTTATTTTTGAAATCGTATGTAGATGACGAATATAAATACCTACAATATAAAGATATTTCATTAAATTTAAATATTTATTTACCACTACGCCCTATATCAAGTGATTTATTTATGCAAATTGAATTATTTCACAAAGAATCAATACACGACATTTCCCTGTCTTTAATTAAACCATTTTTAGTAAATAATAGTTTTATTTTAGATGCAAAGTTTGTAAAATGGTTTATGAAATCCAACTTTAATATCGATATAGACGACAATGACGAATATACTATAAAAATCATTGATAATTCCATTAATATGGTTGAATTAAACAATAAACAATATATAGCTTTTGAAAACGACGCTTATATCATTAAAGATAGCGATAGCGAATAAATTAAATATTAATTATTATTTATTAAAATAATATAAACAATAATTTGTGTAATTATATTATAATGGAATTGATAAACTCCATCGAAGAAAACTCTTCATCCCAAACTCATCATCTTATTGATAAATGGGTTTTATGGGCTCATTTACCACATAACACCGATTGGAGCCTTAAAAGCTATATTAAATTACAAAATTTGGAAACAGTTGAAGATGTGATAAGTATAACAAATGCAATACCAGAAAAAATGGTAAAGAATTGTATGCTTTTTTTGATGAGAAAAAATATCAATCCAGTATGGGAAGACCCTCATAATTGTAATGGTGGGTGTTTTTCATTTAAAGTTTTAAATAAAAATGTAGTTCAGGTGTGGAAAGAATTATCATACTCCATGACTGGAGAAACACTATCTAAAGATACTAATTTTATGGATAATATAAATGGAATAACAATTAGTCCAAAAAAGTCATTTTGTATTATAAAATTGTGGACCAAAACACTAGAATTTCAAAATCCCAGAGATATAATCCCAATTAACGGATTACAAGTAAATGGGTGTTTATTTAAAAAACACAAATCTAATTATTAATTGTTGTATTAATCGTGCGTATTAATATGCCAGCACTAGTAGTTAATATACAATAAATTATTATATATGTTTGTATATAATGATTTCATTATTTGATGTATTTATTCAACTTTTAAGAGCATCTCCTGCTATTATTTTTTCATTAGGAGTTGTGTTATATGTCATAACAACTTTAGATATTTATTTAATGTTATCTATTGTTACTGTTTTAGGCGAACTATTAAATACTATATTAAAAACCCAAGTATTTAAACCAATCATGAAAGGAGATTATTGGCCGGTTTTAGGTTATGGAACACGACCGGTTGGTTCAAAAAACAGCGCTCAATTTGGCGATATCAACATTCCTCCAAATAAAAACAGTTATGGTATGCCATCTGGACACTCTCAAACAACAGTTGCTTTCGCAATATTTATGATTTTAACTTTGATAAACTATCACGAAACCATGTCCAACACCGCAAAATATATTATTGGAGGAATAGTTGTTTTATATACAGTATTCGTTCTTTGGTCTAGAAGCTATTTAAAATGCCATACAATACAGCAAATTATTATTGGGTCTTGTATAGGAGTAGTTGTTGGATATTATGGTTATTTATATGGTGATATGTTTATAAAAACATCGCAACTAAAGTCTAATGTAACTGTTTGATTAACACGCTTCGCTTCTGTAAAACAACTAAACTAGAGGTAGATGATATGTTGTTGTCATCTGCTACCAATAATTCGTCCGCGTTCGCTCCAAAGCAATATATGGGAATACCACTTTTTTTTGCTTTTAAACAAAATATAATATCCTCACCGGTTTCTACTGTCGGAACCGGACTATCAAATAATTTACATAATGTTGATTTTCTAAAGCATGAACCACCGCATAAATAATCAACATGAACCAACGATGTGTCGTCTTTATCATAGTTGACATATTTGTCTTTATATTGTTGTGAAATACTTGCGGTATGATTATTTAAATGCTTAATATTTTTTGAATACAAATCGATTTCATTATAATTAAAATACGATATTTTCTGCTTTATACCAACCATCTCCGCAGGAAAAGCAAACAATCCATTAATATCTTGCTTTTTATCATTTAATATCCATCCATATTGACCAATCACGCAATCCTTAACTGACAATATTTCTACTGTTTTCTTTATGAAATCTTTTCTAGGAAACCGGTCATCATCTAATATCACCACATATTCAGTAGGTGCAGTTAATGCGATTTGATATCTACCTATATACTTAAAATTATAATCGGATTTAATGTAATTTAAATTTGGAAAAACTGATTTCCATTTTAAAAAAGCGTCTATCAAACTATCATCTTTACAGCCAAAAAAGCATCCCCAAATATATTTAGGTTGATGTGTTTGATTTTGCAAATCTGTTAATTGCCTATCTAACATGTCAACTGTTTTATTGTAGTAATTTAATATTACAGTAACATCTGAACGTGTATCGGTCATTTAATTTAAATATAATAATATTATCATAACATATTTATGTTTTAATAATATTAAATAATTAACTGCTTATTAAGAATGTTACAACTTTACACCCTTACAACTTTACAACTTTCCATTCACTATGATGACCTTTACAATGAAAAATACAAGGGGTTCCAAATAACGCATGTTTTTTTAAACAATTTGTATTCATAAACTGTTTTTCATATTGTGTAACTCCTTTGTTATATTTATACAACATTGACATATGTGCACCATCTGGCCACCATACTGGTTTCGGCTTGTGATTGTTTTCCGAGTAATAAAGGTTATATTCTAACGCAATAAATCCATCATCGTTTGTAATAACAAAATTATCACTTATTCTTGATTCTATAAATTGATGATTTAAGTCACTGGCAATTGATTTATGCAAATTTAATGCGTCTGATAATTCCAAGTGTGTTTTCACAGACATATGGGGTATAATCGTTTTATTAATTCCATACCAATATCGTTCTTCAGGTATCAACCAAACGCAATATTTAAAGTCTGGATATTTTGTTTTGCCACTTGTGTCTATTTTATCTGTTTCTGTCAATGTGTTTAACATAAATATATTATTAAATTATATTATTTTCTATTTTTTTCTATTTTTCACTTCTAAATCAAAGTCTTTTTTTGTTAACTTATAACCCCAATGTTGCAAAGTTTGTCTCATTGCGGGGCTAATATCATGATTATTCCAATCATTTACACTTCCTTTCTTTAAGATTTGAGTAACCAACCATTTACGAAACCGACCATTTGGACCCGCCAATTTCCTCCATCTATCTACTTGGCGTCTATCATCTGAAGAACGACGCCCCATAAAAAACTCACAATACCATTGAACCCATCCATATGGATCTTGCTGATCAATCCAATCATTTTCTTCCCAAAATTCCAATGTAGTTCCTACCTTTTTTTTGTATTTATTAATACTTTTGTCATATTGGTCAAATGGTTTTGTTAAATGTTCTAAAGGTATGCCTTTCCACCAACTTTTAGGGTATTTTTCATGTTGGTTTTTTAATGTGTTTTTATAAAACTTGCTTTTTATTGGTCTCCAATAGGTTCCGCCAAAACTACCCATTTTAAACATCTCTCGTGGACTTAAATTAGGTGTAAATTCAGGGAAATCACTAAAATGATATTTGCCATTTTTTAATACAGGCATATCTTTGCTTTTTATTTTATTTCCACGCTTACGCGTTTTATTTCCACCCTTTATTTTTGGCACTCTGCGTGTCCCGAATTTATGCTTTTTACGAGATAGTTTTGCTAATTTCATTGCTTTACCTTTTGGATCGCAGTGCTTTTCTAATGTTTTAAAATCCACCGCTGCTGATTTGCCACCTGTAATAGCACTTGCTAAACGAGCATATCCCCACGAGTGGGCGCTTTGATTTGGACGACTACCACTTGAATAATACGCCCCTTGTCCTTTTTTCATTATTTTATTTAACCCCGTAATACTGCAACCAGTCGCCTTACTTAATTTTTTACCAGGCTTAATCGTATCTAAATCATACACTTTTTCGGCATTAACAATATGCTTGCTTTTTTTCGACTGAAATGATTTCACTTTTTTACGAGTGTAATATTTGTTTTTTTTATATGCTTTTCTAGACTTTTCAAGTTCAGCTTTCACTATATCTTTGTCTTTATTTGATAACTTTATTGGAACATATTTTATGGGAACATTAAAATCAAATTTGGTCATAAATATTATATATATTAAAAACATAATATTTAAGAGAGGGAGGGAGATATTAAACGGATGCTGTGACCGTTATTAGTAATAGAACGAGTAACCGTATCAATAACAGTAACTTATAGAGAAGGAAGGGGAGCCAAACACAGCTTAATTTCACCCAAAGAAGCAACGCTGTATCGAACAATCAATGGAATATCATTTTCCAAATACATTTCAATACTATTACACAAATTGGTGCATTTAATAAAATAACTAAGGTTTTTCAGTGAAAACTCGCCTTGTATAATCTCATCGTTTCCTTGCTTTTGGATAAACTCCATATTACCGTCACATTCCGAACGCCTAAGTGTGCAAGAAGCAAATGGACCATTGCAACTAAACACCAATTCATTGCCCACCGATTTAATTTCCAGACGGTCCGATAAATTACTTAGATCACGGACTATTTTCTGAAAATCACTTGACGGCATATTAAGAATAGATGAATACTTGATCTTAGGCAACTCTAAATCATCGACATCAGGCTCAATTAGGCGCAATTTTTGATCTTTACACTGCTTAATATCACCATTTTCAAATTTAAGCCCCAAATTATCCACAATACCATCATTGTAGTCATTTTCCTCTATATAAATAGTTAAAGTATCATCATTATCAATTGAGTTAATTAGTTTAAACAATTGAAACATATTGACACCAATTACAATCTTGGGGTATTTACAATAATAATATTCAAACTTATCTGCCTGTAAAAATAAATGTGCTAATATAGTATGTGATTTATCCATATTAACAATACGAATCCCATCTTGCTGAAATACAATGTTTGTTTCCAGCAAAATATCCTTTAAAGCAGTCATTAGCGTTCTAAAAGGAGGTATTTGTATTGTTTTTATTTCCAATACATTGGTATTATCCGTCATAATATATTAAAATAGTAGTAATCTTTAAATACTAAAATTATTTAATATTCAAACGCACATACAATAAAACAAAAATTGATTTAAATATAATGTACTAAACATTTTATTACTCTATATTTAATCATGTCTCAAAACCTAGCAGCAGAATACCAAAAGAAAACCGATCGCGAGCACATCTTGGATGCTCCCGATACTTACATTGGACAAGTGGACGAAGATGAAACTAAAAACTGGTTACTACAAGATGACGACACATTTAAATACACCAAGTATCAATGGATACCTGGACTGTTTAAATGCTTTGATGAGGGTATCGTAAACGCCCGAGATCATGCCGTTCGAATGTCGCAAAAATCAAAAAAATCATCCGATATAATTCCCGTAAAAAATATAAGTATTGAAGTTGATAAAGAAACAGGAGTGATTACAATGACCAATGATGGTAATGGTATTGATGTTGCAAAACATCCCGAATACGATTTATGGATACCAGAAATGATATTTGGCCATTTACGAACTTCTACTAATTACGATAAAAATGAAAAGAAAATCGTGGGTGGTAAAAATGGATTTGGTTTTAAACTGGTGCTAATATATTCAAAATGGGGCATGATTGAAACGGTCGATCACATAAGAAAGAAAAAATACACACAACGATTTGAAAATAATTTGGAAACAATTGCTAAACCAGAGATTAAAAAGTCTTCTGTAAAGCCATATACTAAGGTGTCTTGGTTACCAGATTATAAAAGATTTGGAATCGAGAAATTAACAACTACCATGTTTAACTTGTTTAAAAAGCGGACATACGATATTGCTGCTGTTACTGACAAACAGGTGGTTGTTAAGTTTAATGGCAATACACTTCCGGTCCGAACTTTTGAGCAATATGTTAACATGTATATTGGTAAAAAAGACGAAACGACGCGTGTATTTGAAACTTCCAAGAATGGTAGGTGGGAATATGCGGTGTGCTTAAGTCCCGTCGATGAATTCACACAAATCTCTTTTGTAAATGGTATTAGCACTACCAGAGGAGGAAAACATGTGGATTATGTTTTAAGACAGATTACAAAAAAGATGCAGGCATATATTGAAAAGAAGCGTAAAGTCGCAGTAAAAGAAGCTACTATCAAAGAGCAACTTATGTTATTCTTGAATTGTGTTATTGAAAACCCATCATTTGACAGTCAATCCAAAGAGTCAATGAATACTCCAGTTAGTAAATTTGGAAGCAGTTGTGAAGTAAGCGACAAGTTTATCGATAAATTGGCTAAAATGGGGGTGATGGATGCGGCAATTACACTAAATGAAATCAAGGATACTAAGGCAGCAAAGAAAAATGATGGTCGAAAGGTTAGAACCATTCGCGGATTGCCTAAATTGATGGATGCGAATTATGCTGGAACAGCTAAATCGACTGAATGTATTTTGATATTATGCGAAGGGGATTCAGCTAAATCGGGTATTATGTCTGGTTTAACAAAAGAAGACCGTAATTATATCGGCGTATTTCCATTGAAGGGTAAGTTGCTAAATACAAAAGACTTACCTCAAAAGAAAATCAATGATAATGCGGAGATTACTAACATTAAAAAGATATTGGGATTGGTGACAAATAAGGAATACAGTAAGCAAGAAATAAAGTCATTGCGATATGGTAAGGTGATATTTATGACCGATCAGGATTTGGACGGTTCACATATCAAAGGATTATGCATTAACTTGTTTCACAGCCAATGGCGTGATTTATTTAAAGCCGACCAATTTATTGGATTTATGAATACTCCTATCCTTAAAGCAACAAAAGGAAAAAAAGAACTTAGCTTTTACAATGAAAGCAAATATAATGAGTGGAAAAAAGCAAACAATAATGGCAAAGGTTGGACCATTAAATATTATAAAGGTCTAGGCACAAGCACCAGTAAGGAATTTAAAGAGTATTTTAAAAACAAGCGTTTGATAACATTTTCCTACACTGGAGATGACTCGGATAATGCGATCGACAAAGTATTCAATAAAGAAAGAGCAGATGACAGAAAAGGTTGGTTGGAGCATTATGACAAAGACAATGTATTGGAGACCGATAAAAATGATGTTTCATATGAAAGCTTTGTCGACAAAGAAATGATTCACTTTTCAAAATATGATTGTGAACGATCGATACCTAATTTAGTAGATGGATTGAAAACCAGTCTTAGAAAGATTGTGTATTCTGCTTTTAAGAAAAATCTAACAAAGGAAATCAAGGTGGCACAGTTTTCGGGATATGTATCAGAACAATCCGGATATCATCATGGTGAGATGAGTTTAAATAAAGCAATCGTGGGTCTAGCACAAAACTATGTGGGTTCTAATAACATTAATTTGTTGATGCCGAATGGTCAGTTTGGAACACGATTGGAAGGAGGAAAAGATGCAGCATCTGAAAGATATATTTACACAGAAATCAATCCGTTGATAAAGCATATCTTTCCAGAACAAGATATGCCACTATTAAACTATTTAAATGATGATGGGTTGTCGGTAGAGCCGGATTATTATCTGCCAATTATACCAATGGTTCTTGTGAATGGTGGTAAAGGTATTGGAACAGGATATAGCTATGAGGGATTGTGTTATAATCCAAATCAAATCATGCAATTTATTAAAAACAAAATTAAAGGCGTTGATACTAAAAGCAACATCGACATTGAGCCATATTATGAAAATTTTAAAGGAAAAGTCTTAAAATTAACTAAAACCAAGTTTATGATAAAAGGGTGTTATGATGTGATTAGTTCGGATAGTATTAGAATAACCGAGTTGCCAATTGGCACATGGACCACATCTTATAAAGAATATTTGGAAACACTGATGGATGACAAAGGCTCTAAAAAAAAGGCAATCATTAAGTCAGTCACGGATATGAGCACAGATGCGATTGTTGATTTGGTCGTTAAATTTCAACCAAATACTTTGGGTAAATTAGTATCTAAAGCAGTAGACGAACATCATAATATGTTGGAGAAAAAGCTGAAATTGTGTATTACTAAGCAAACAACCAACATGCACTTGTTTAATCATAAGCAGCAACTCAAGCGATATGAAAATATATATGACATTATCGATTGCTATTTTCCACTACGATTGGATGGATATGTTAAAAGAAAGGAGTATTTAATTAAACATATTGAACGAATTGTGATGATTTTAAGCAACAAAGCAAGGTTTATTCAGGAACAGTGCGATGATAAGATTGATTTAAGACGAAAGAAAAAAGATCAGGTAATTGATATGTTAAAGCAATTAGAATATGATGTGATTGATCATGATGTTGAATATAAATATCTTAGAACGATGACAATTGACAGTGTGGAAGAAGAAAATGTTCATAAATTGTTGGCAGAAAAGGATAAAAAAGTAAAGGAATTGGATATGATTAAAAAGAAAACGGTTGAACAAATGTGGACAGATGAAATTAATGCTTTAGAAAAAGAGTATGTTAAATATCAAGAAGTTAGGAAAAGTAAGTTGTTTGGTGATGCGGTGAAAGAAAAAGCAAAGGTAAAAGCAAAAAAGAAAGTTGTTAAGAAAAAAAAGGAAAAACAATAATTAATTACACACAAAATTACACATAAAATTACACACAAAATTACACAATAATTAAATACACACAATAAATAGTTAATTAGTTAAGATAATAAATATTATATAATTTTTATTATCAAATCAATCAATTCAAATCAATCAAATCTAAATTTGTCAATCATTTCACATTAAGTTCAAGTATTAGAAAAATGTTTTTGTTTCTAAAGTATTGGTGTGATAAGTAGATATAGGACGCTGCATTGGTTTCGCCATAGTGCTTACATCTCTTTTGTATTTCATATAACCATCTGCTTCTCCATATATTTGAGGAACTGCGTATTCACATACTAGTTTATTTAATTCACTAATTTCCTGTGTTACATTGTGTCCGTGCTTAGCATTTTGTAGAAATATACTTCGCATTATTATTTTCAATGTATCTTCGTTTTGATTGCCAATTACAAATCGCCCATTTGACATCTTATAAACACCAGACTTTATTGCGTTTTGTATAATTTCAATGTTTTCTTTAGAGAAAAAAGCGTTGGATAAATTTGTTTGTGTGGTCGTTCCAGTAAGTGCTTCTCTAAAATCACTAGATGTTTCTTTTATTGGCATTTGATCATAAAGTGTAAATACATCTAAATTAGTTTTTCCCATGATATCTATTCTTCCATTACTCATAATTATATATATAAAATATAATATATTATTATTTTATACATAATGAGTTTTCAAAAAACGGTATTAATAATAGGCGCAATTGTTTTATCGGTTATGTTATTTTTCATTGGTTTAGCGATGCAAGGGTTGAAAAAAGCACAACAATATCCACCGGAAGTTTCGGCATGCCCTGATTATTGGTCAAAAGATAGTAATGGTGCCTGTGTTGCAGATCCCCTTTTAAAATTAAATACTAGTAAAGTTAATGGGTGCGCCACATATGATGAAACAAAAGGTATTGATAAAAAAATATGGGCGGACAGTTGTGGTGTTAAATGGGATGGTATTACTAACATATAAATAACATTAAATTTAACATTAACATTAACATTTGCTCGGTTGGTTCTAAATAAACAATATATAAATATAACAACCGATTAGTCACCAACTACTCTATTTTATATTATATTATACACTTATAATATCATATAATGAAGTTGCATAATGCGATATTATCTCTCCCCGATTCACTGATAAACAATATTTATTTTTACCTACCTAATCATACATTGTTTGCTTTATCTAAAACAAATTTTAATTTATATATTGATGATTATTACAAACATTGCAAACAAACCAAACGAGGAGTGTTTTATTATAGCAAGGTAAATAATACTTATATTAGGTATTTAATACGAAATAACTTGTATCTATTTATGGACTACATGCTTCATACATCTGCTAATATTCCATTTAAAAAAATTAAGAAGTTTTACTACAATAATAAGATGTTTAAAACTTATATAGATTATTGTATCTTTTTGGCGAACTTGTATGAAAGTGAAACCACAAAACAATTATTAATGGATTATAAGAAAAGCAATAAAATATAATAAAATACGATAAACAAGCATCCATACGATTACATAAACAATTATAGATTATAATGATTTAAAATATACAAGGTAAGTTAATATAATTGATGGAACATTTAGATTTAAATAACCTTTTAAATAGAAAACAACAAGAACAACAGTTAATTGACTATCTACATTATTTTGAGCAAAATAAGCATGATTTAAGCACAAAAAGGGGTATGTATATTTATGGTAATACAGGAGTTGGTAAAAGTCGTTTTGTGTATGATATTTTAAAACGGTTGGATTATGATATTATTGGGTTTGATGCCGGAGATGTTCGTAATAAATCAGCAATTGATAAAATAACAAAGCACAATATGTCGGATAAAAATATAATGAATTTGTTTTATAAAAAAACTAAAAAAATTGCTATTGTAATGGATGAAATAGATGGAATGAATAGCGGCGATAAAGGAGGCATTAACTCACTAATAAAGTTGATGCGACCTAAAAAGACTAGAAGGCAGAAAAAAGAAGACATCACATTAAATCCTATTATATGCATAGGAAACTATCATGTAGATAAAAAAATAAAGGAAATAAAGAAAACAATGGATAACATCGAAATCAAAACACCAACTGATGAACAAATCGGGAATATATTATCTAAAACAATAAACAATAGCAATTACACAAACAATAAAAACAACAAAAAGGGAGAGATGTTACAATATATCGGCGGCGATTTAAGAAAGTTAGACTTTGTTATTAATTTACATACTTTAAATAGTAAGTTATTGACAGATAAAAACATTAATGATGTATTTGTTGGTGTAAATTACAACGATGATACAAAGATAATCACGAAAAACCTATTAAATAATTATTACACGATTGATGAGCATTTTAAACTAATGAATGATACGAATAGAACTAGCGTTGCGTTGTTGTTTCATGAAAATATAATTGATGTGTTATCGACTACTAAAAAACAAGAGTCTATTGAGTTTTATATTAAGATATTAGAAAACATATGCTTTGCAGACTACATTGATAGAATTACTTTTCAAAAGCAAATATGGATATTTAATGAAATGTCGTCTTTAATAAAAACATTGTATAACAACCATTTGTATCAAAATGAATATGCGCATAAAAAACAGCATACTACCAAAGTGCGTTTTACCAAAGTGTTAACCAAATATTCAACCGAGTATAATAATAGTGTGTTTATACAAGACATGTGTAGAATATTTCATATGGACCGCAGTGATTTACTATGTTATTTTTACAACTTACAACAAACAATGGAATTAGATGATATAATAGAAATGTTTCAAAAGAAAAACTTGATTAATAAACTGGAGACGGTCCGTATGTTTAGATATATTGATTCGTGCTATAACTAAAAGGAATTTATTTTTTATGGTTTATTTTTTTATATAATGTTAATTTATAATGAAAGTAAAAGGCTTGATTAAAACAATTCAAAAGTTACCTACTGTGCCAAGAGTAGGTGTTTATATTTTGATATTTATTGCTTTTCGATTTTTATTGGATGCGTTATTTAATAGTTTACGAAACTTAAAAATTATGAAAGAAGGCATGGACAATATGGGAGGTAAAAAATTCGTGTTGTTTCACTGGAAAAACTGTGGACATTGTAAGAAAATGATGCCAGAATGGGATAAATTTCAATCAAAATACGATGGTAGCATTCATGTTTCTAAAATAGAAAAAGATGAAAACCCTGCTTTAATTAAAAAGTTAAGTATCACAGGATACCCCACTGTTTTGTTGTTGGATGATAACAATAATAAGATTGAAAGCTATTCTGGGGAGAGAAGTTCGGATGCGTTTACGAACTATTTGAAAAACAAGGAATAAACAAACAACAACAAACAAACAAACAACAACAATAAACAAACAACAACAATAAATATTTAATAATTTTAATTTAATGATAATTTCATTAAATTAATATAATGACAACAATGCACGACATCTTTAACTGTTTTTGTTTGCCTTTTAAAACAAAACAACAGACAATATACAACGACGACTTTAACGGTATAATGCCAAACAACAGTGAAATAGAAAACAAATACAAAATAACACCAGTATTATCTATTAAATATGACCCTTATAGTATAAAAGAAAGAATAGGGGAAGGTGGAACATCCGTAGTATTCCATTATAATACTGGTAAAATAAAATGTGCTTGTAAAAAAATAAAAACAAATATTTCAAATGTTCGAAATGAAATAAACATAATGAAATCATATGATAATCACAAACATTTACCCAAGTATTATGATTCTCTTTTAAATCAAAGTGAAGAGTTATCAAAATGTTTACAATATAGTTATATATTTATGGAATATTGTCAAGGTGTCGAATTATTTACATTATTAAAACCACATTTTTGTTATAAATTAGCAACTAAAATAATATATCAATTATTAACTGCTACTGCACATTTACAAAAATTTAACATTATTCATGGTGATATAAAACTGGAAAATATAATCATTGACTATAAAAATGATATTAAGTTAATTGATTTCGGGATATCAAAACAAATAATTGATGGCAATGCTATTTCATTAAAAAAACATTCGGGAACAATAGGATATTTATCACCGGAATGGCTATTATTTAATTACGCCACGCTTAAAACGGATATATGGAGCATTGGCATATTGTATTTTATATTATTAAATAATACGCATGTGTTTAATAGCGTGAATTTACGCGTGTATAAAAGTCAATTGAAAAAATTAGACGAATTAGACTGGTCTGATAAATTGCGGTTTTCTAATAAAACGGTTCCATTAAACAAATACGAATCAATTTATATGTTTTTATACAAAACAATATGCTATGATAAGGAACGATATACGGTAAAAAAATGTTTAAGAAACAAAATATTCGCAGATTATAGCAATGAAATAGTATAAATTGAAACCAGTTAAATAAACTATAATATACACCACATAATACAAATATAATACATCATGAGTTTCGTTGATTTTATATTTATAAATTGCATAGTTATAGCTATATTATGTGCGTTAAAGGACCCACTTGGACGATTAATGATATGTTTATTTGTAGATAGAGACACTCGTGACAATGTAAACAGCGTAGATAATATAAACAACAACACATCATCATATAAAAATGCAAAAGTTGCACCATTATACGATGATGTTCATATTGTAATAATAAACCCATGTGACTTTCAAATAGGAACAGTATCAAAAGTGTTACCGGAGTAAATAGCACTATGATCAAAACGATATATGGCACATATGACATATGACACATATTACACACTTTTTATTTGAGAATTACTTATTAATTACACATATTAGGTATTAAAAACAATAAATTTTAATTATGTAATGTCAACAACAACGATGACTCCTTCTTCAATTGAAAATATTAAATTGGTAAATAAAATAACACGCAATTTCATGTTTATTCTTGAAAAATATTCCGACAATATCAACACTCTTAATCATATCGACTACTATATTAATAATAGGTTAGATGGTAATATAAAGAAAATAGCCAGTTCTAATCACAACGATGGCGTTATTAAAGAGCGAGAGTATTTTATAAATAAATTTTTATGCAGCACAGAAAATATATTTTATTATGTTGAAACAAATGATATATTTATTCATTATGATTTAAATCATTATAAAATTTTCGAGGAAGACAGTTTGCGTAGTCAAATATACAACGAAATCATGCAAAACCACACAAACTTAAGTAATTATAAGTTTGATATTGAAAGCGAGATAATAAACGAGCTAAAAAAAGAAACATTATTTAACTGTATACCAGAATCATCGACTATTCAAAATGTTATAAATTGCTTAATGACCTTTTTCTTTGATATAAAAGAAAGTGCCAAGTATTTTTGCTGTGTAATGGGTGATTTTATACTAAAAAAATCCGTAGAACAAGTATACTGTGTTAATAATGAAATACTTGAATTTATAACCCTATTTGAAAAAACAATCGCAGATCGGTTAGGTGATATAGGACTAATTAGTTCAAATCAGTTTGTATGTAATAAAGTATTAGATACTAAATTAAACAAGCATAGATTAATATATTCACAAACAAATAGTAAAGTAACATTATGGACTGAATTTTTAAACAAATATGCGATTGATATTTATGCAGTTTGTATACATTACTCAAAACGCTATCTTAACTCTGAAAAATATATAGCATCAAACCGTAAAAAACTAGAAAAAATTCTATACTTAAAAAACAACTCTGTTAAAAAAATAATTCAACAATTCAGTATGAAAAAATTTAAAACAGATTCGCAGACATCAATTACATATGAAAATATGGAATACTTGTGGTATTCTTATTTAAAAAACGAATGTCTTCCTGCTGATATTATAAGTCATAGCGAATTCCATGCATTAATGCAGTATGAACGACTCGGCGATGGTCAAATCACCACCGATAATAATGACGATATTAATAAAAACAACCAATCGTATACTTCATTAGATCATCCAGACAACGATACGATTACTAATGTCAAGCAATTTTTAGATGAAAATTTGCAACATAGTGAGTCCGATCAAATAGAAATTAGTGAATTAGTTGAAATATATATTGAATATGTGTATACTAACCCAACACTAAATATTACTTATACAACTGACATATTAAATGAAAAGTTAATGCTTGATATGGTCTCTTATTTTACAAGTTTTAATATTATTAATGATGGTAAAACAATTGATGGTATTAGCTGCTCTTTGTGGAATAAAAAAGAAGAGTTATCATCATTTATAGACCTGGTTAAAACGCAGCATAACGATAAAACAAAAGAAATTGTAGAAAACCTATCATTTAACGAAATTTATACTAAATATTGTAAATATATTTCCCATACTGGAAATGTAAATAAAATAGTTACTAAATCATATTTTATCAATTTTATAATTAAGCATATACCCGAAAACTACATAATATTTAATAAAATATCAAAACAATATTGGAATAGTAATTAATTTACCCCAGCATCCCTAAATAACAACAAATATAACAACAACAACAACAACAACAACAACTACATTTGATAATAATTAGTTATAACTAGTTAATAATAATTAGTTAATAATAATTAGTTAATAATAATTAGTAATAAGTTATATATTTATTACTAATAAGGTTTACAATCACTTATTTCCTTTTCTTATTCGACTTCTTTTTGTTGGTCTTCTTTTTCTTACCGGTCTTTCTCTTGGCAGTCTTTTTACCTTTCTTTCCTTTTTTGACGAAACCAAACTTTCCTTTGCGAGTGAAATATCCCTTATCCGTCAAACGCTTCAATAGTTCAGCTCCTTTTTCACTTTTAGCTCTAGATACAATTGCTCCATGCTTATTTTTCTTAAGTTTGTCTTTTGTTAATCCACCCCTTGTTTCTGCGGCAACTCCGTGCCATACCTTTGCACGCGATCCCTTTAACAAAGGGAATTTGCCATCATATAAACCATTTTCATCTTTTTTTCTATTGCCCATTATATAGTATGTCAAGAAAAAATAAAAATTTATATGAAATCTATTTAGTTACTACTTTTTATTCTAAATATAGTTGTTATTTAATTCATTACGCCATTTCTTAATATTGATGATTTGTTCTTGATTGTCTATAAATTCACTACTTATCTCTGCCATCTCATTTTTTAATTTTTCCATATGGATTTGTAGTTTATCCATAATATTGTTGATCTCTCTCCTACGAATATCAATAGTGATCTGTCTCGTTTTTAATTCATTTAATTGGTTATGAGTCTCTTTCAAAACTTTACGCTTTTCTTTCAAGACTCGAGCCTGTTTGTGATAAAGTTTAATAGTATGCTGCTTTCTAGTTGCAACACTTTTTCGTTTTTCACATGTTCTAAGATTGTGCCCCGTCATTTTACAAAGAGAGCACTTTGTAATTCTGGTGGATTTTGGCATGGTGATAGTATGGTATATTACAATGTCTGTTATTTTAACTATAAGTGTTATAATTAACGCACCTCAATTTATTTAATTGGACGCATTAAAACATTAATACTACCGCCTTATACAGTAGTATAAAACTCTAAAAGGCTTTTGTCTTTTATAAACATTTTGGGCGTTAAGTTGGTTTTTCTAACATAATCTGGATGGGGATTAATCAACAATTTACGCTTATCAAATGTATTATATTGATGAGCAAATACCAATATAGTTTTTTTGGGGTCCAATTGAACAAACGGCACTGTATAATTTTTAAGAAACGCCTTTTCTTCCGCGATCTCCGCATCATCATCATATCTTGTTATCTCAAGTAGTTCCTTTTTAAACGCAAAAGTCCCTGCCGTTCCATGCGTTTTACCATATGGCCCAAAAATATACAATTGGTCTAAATCATTGAAATAAATATATACAATACTGCTTCCGGCACACAAAGCATTTGGCTGCGAACGCAATCTATCTACCGCATGCGTAACCCTTTCTGGTGGATAAAAATCGTCATCATCCATATACACTAAAATATCACCACTCGCCTTTTCATGCATTAAATTCCGCTTTCTTCCCAACTTTATTTTTTCTTCATATCTAAAATATTTAACACCTTCAACATCCTTAAATAAATCTTCCACCGATTCATCTCCATCATCAATAATAATCCATTCCATTAATTCTTTTGGATAGGTTTGCGATTGATAACACTTAATTAACTGAGGTATAAACATTCGCCTGTTATATGTTGGCGTGCATACACTTACAAATGGTTTACCGTTTGCCGAAACTTTTTTTTTACGATTCTTTTTACCCATTAAATAATAATATATTAATTATATCTTTAATATATTACGAAACTAATAATATTATTTTATGCGATAGGAGCGGCAGCGGGAGTAGGCGCCGCCGTAGTTACAGTAGAACCGAAAAACTCACTGTATATGTAAAACAATGGAAGAATTACAAATGGTACTGCTATACCAACTGGGATCAATCCTTTTGTTTTTACATTTATTGGCATACCATCTGGAAAATACTTGCCATATTTTTGTATAAGAAGAATACCAATAGAAAATATAAATAACACAACCACTAAATAAGATTTCGTAATGTTTTTAAATACATTATTAACCAACCCAATATTTTGAAACATTTTAATTATATATCCAGCAATAAAAAACATGCCAATTACAGCGGGTATTAATATAAAATGTGCTAGTCCACCTGCAGTCATCCACAAAAATATTGCCATGAAATTATACTTCATAAACCAATAATTTTCATTTTCGAAAAACCCGGTTTTAATAAGATTGATTGTTGTTTTTATATAACCTAAATGCAAATGACCAAACATAAACACACTTGCTAATACTATACCAACAAAATACATAGCAATTGGCAACACTCCAGCGGTTAATAATTGTATAACTGCTCGTATATGCGATGGTGTTTTACCATAAGTTTTTTTATCGTCCCATAAAGCGCCTCCTTCGCCTCCATAATACAATTTTTCAATTATTTTATTAAATTGGCAAAACACATAATATAAAGAATCGCGTGGTATTTTTGCCAATCCAACATACATTGACTTCACCATTTCATATGCGAACGGCGTTTCATCCATATTGATGTCAATAATATTCATAAATTTATTTACATTAAATTGGTGCGATTCGTCATCTAAATCTAAATCTTTGGATTTGGTAGAGTGATGAATGTTCCAAATAAAAAAACACCCCAAATAAACAACAATAATGATTTGAACAAAAAATACGAAGATTTCTTTTACAATTGCAATTATTCGCTCCGCATAACTATCATTTTTTATTCTATATTTTCGTGAATTAATTACATCCACTAATTTATTATGTTGGCTTGCGGGACGGTAATATTTCCAGTCAGGACTTTTATAATAATTTTCAATAAAATCATAAGGGTCCTCTTTCCATTGTTGTAAATGTTTTTCCAAATATTTCCAATCTGATTTATATTTGTAAGTTTTATAAATATCATTCATAGCAGCAGCATCTTTTAACCCTTTTTTTAAATCGTCTAATTCTTTTTGCTGTTCTTTGGTTCGTTTTTTAGGTTTTTCCGATGTTGTGTTTTTCGTTTCGTCTGATTTCGTTTCGTCTATTTTTGATGTTTCGTCTGATTTTTTATTATCTTCTTTATTTTGCGAAACCTTACTTACCATTATATATTATAAATTATTATAATTATTTATAATAATTATAACAATTTTCTGAATTTATACAATGTTTAGTATTCCTAAATTCATTTTATGATATAGTTTTTAAATTACAGTAAAGTTTTTTATTATGATTATATATAAACATGAAATTTATTATTTTTTTAATACTTATATTTCTAATACCTATTATTTCATATAAACTGTATAAATTATACAAAACAAGAAGGTTTGAGTTATTTGTTTCACAGATATCCAAATCATATGATTCAAATAAGTTTAAA